TCCACGATTTGGGTTGCCATCACATCCCCAGTGCGGCCTTGATCTCGTCCACCGAGGCCGAGGCGTCGATGGCAGATTGCATGTCAGCGTACTTGACCCGTACAGCTTGACGGGCAGCTTCGGCAACAGCGGATTCGCTGGGGATGGTGGCCTTGATGTCCAAGGGTGCAAACTCAATTGCCCGTGCGCCCCTGCGAATGTCGTGCGCAATGTCTTTGGCTTTGTCGATGTTGACGATGATCATGCTGCGAACTCCCATGCGTTACGGAATGTGCGATCTGTGGGAATGTCAGCGGCATCCACGATCTTGAATGGCTTGCCAGCAGGCACATCCTTGGCAGCGATTTCCTCGATGCTCAAGCCACATTCGGCAGCAGGAACGATGACGGCCACGCCGCCACCGTCAGTTGGGTAAATGATTCGTTGGTTCATTTTGGTTCCTTAACGGAAGATGGCTACGTCAACGCCTGGAAAATCCGCATTTGCGTTTGCTGCGTTGACGGTTAAAAATCTGAGCGACCCGGCTGCTTTGCCAGTATCTGTAACGTAGGCGCTCCGAAAAAATGTGGCTGCTGCAACTTGCACCGACAAAGAATTGGCATAGTTTGCATCCGACATCGCCGTTGTGAAGTTGACCGTGTAATCGCCTGTACCGTTGTCCGTGATGCTTGTCACGTTACCGGAAGCATTGATTGCCACAGTGCCTGTGCCGTTAAAGTTGACCCACGCACGAGCAGCATACAGAGGAGCCGTACCCAACACCGTGGCAAACTGAGCCGAGTTAATGTTGGGTGTGGTCAAAGTCGCAGTGGTCAGTGTGGGACTAACAACTGTAGTTGCCAGCGTTGATGCGCCTGTGATGGTGCCGGAGCCGTTGATTGTGATTGGCATGGTGTGTCCTTAACGGAAGATGTTGGTCGTTACCGAAGTTCTTGCCACGTAAAGGACGCAGCCCCCGAGCCGGTGCAAGAGTAAGTATTGCCCGCAGGAACGATGGCATAAACAGTACCCACGGCGGTAAACCCACCTGGCGGTACTTGGTATTGTCTTCCGGCTAACACGCCGCCAACGGTCAATTGCAAATCTATAGAACCAGAACTAGTAGATGTTGCCGTTACTGATACCTGTATAGGCCGTCCAGTGGAGTTAGTGTAAGTTGTGCTTAATGCGCGGCTGGCGGTTAAATCCTGCCATGTTTGACCAACACCAATTGGCAAGGTGGCGTTAAAGGGTCGCCATGCCGTGTTGGCCAAGTTGTACATATACGACAACGACCCGCCGGATTGCAAACCCCTTGCCCCACCGTTGCTGATAGTTTGCCCTGTGTTGGCGTTGACGGTCAGCGCTGTGATTGGTTGTGTCGATGAAATCGTAACCACCATGCCGTCAGCAGGAGCCGCAGGCATTGTGATTGTGCCCGTGGCCAAGGTGCCCGCAGGGTTGATCACCAGCATCTGTGTGCCAGATGCAAAGGTGTAGCTGAACCCAGTCGTCAGGACTTGGTAATCGTAGGCTTGGATGACGCCGTTTGTTCCGTCAATTTTGGTTGGCATGGTGTTTACTCGTACAAAATGTTGATGGAGCCAGCGTCGAAGGTGTCAGTGCCGCCCACGGTAGTGATGCGAACTCGGTCAAGCACAGCACCCAAGGCCACAGAACCTGCACCAAAACACAAACTTGTACCATCTGTGCCTAGGTAGGAAAACACCCAAGTGTTTCCCGAAATGTTTTCGATGACCCCTGCGCCAATTCTTGACAATGTAGCGCCGCCAACGCGCTCAATTCCAAAACCTGTCGTTTGACTCGCGGGTGTGCCATACGAGTTATCGGACCGGCCAGTGTACCCCGTGGCTGTGATGCCACCGGATGTACCAAGTTGAATCAGCGGAACGCTTGTTCCGTTTGTTGACACACCGTTGAGCATCACTGTGATTCGCTTGACCCAAGATGGCAGGCTGGTGAAGTCAATACTGGTTCCGCTAGTAGACGCAACAGCAGTACCCGAAGTGGTCGCGCCGCCTTGGATTGTCTTGTTGGTCAGTGTCTGAGGAGCCGAATCCAACACCACCGTGCCACTGCCAGCAGGCATCGTGGCGGTGAAATTCGAGGCTGTAGCGGGCGCAACGATCTCAACAGACCCCGCGCTTGCCGAAAGTAATTTAACGCCCATGACGGCTCCTTAAACAATGGTCCACACGCTGGTGGACGGAACAGTTACGGTCACACCGCTGTTGACTGTGATGGGGCCAAATGTACCTGCGTTCTTGGTAGCGGGCACACTGTAGTCGGTTGTCACCACAAGGCTGTTTTCAAAGAAAATTGTGTCAGTGCCGCCACCTGTTGCGCCGCCACCAATCCCGGTCCAAGAGGAGTTATCGTAACCCTCGAACTTGTTGGTTTCGGTGTTCAGTCGGACCAAGCCTGGCGTGGGCGCTGCTGGGCGCGAAGCAGTGTTACCCGTGATCAAAGCAATCGAGCGCTGAGTTGCGTTGCCAATAAGCTGGAACCGTGTGCCGTCATACTCGACGGTGATCATGCTGCCTGCGGCCAATTGGTTAGGGATCATCACCGCCGACGAGCCGCTGTAAATGTTCTTGGCTCCGAGGCCATCCACATCAATCGTCACTGCGCCAGTGTTGGTGTTGATCGGCATGAAACTCAACGTCATGCCTGCCACATAGGCTGTGTACGCAGGCACTGAGGTGCCGATCAGCGTGTTGGTGCCGGTGACAGTGATCAGGTTGTTGAACACAGTCGGGTCGTCGATGGCGGGGATGTTGTCGTATGTGCCCACCAAAACGCCAGTGGACGTTTTCAAGATGAACTTGTACGTTGCGCCGCTGTTGAGCCAGATCTCGTTTGGCGTGCGCCCAGCCGCATCCAGCACGATAGGGTTCGTGTTGGCAACCGCACCAGAGTTGGTGGTCCAAGTGGTTGAAGGGGTCGTGGTGCCTGCTGCGTACACGTACAACAGGCCACCTGTCAGTGGGTCGCCGTTGTCGGTGAAGAACTGAGCGCCTGCGCCCGCGAATGCTGAAAGGTTATATGCCATGTTGGTCCTTTAGGCGTTCACAGCCTTGATTATTGCAAAGTTTAGCACCAGCGCCTCGGCTGCGGCAGAACTTGAAATGTTGCGCACTTGGATGCGGCACTCGCCCGTCAGCACCGCATCGCACGACACACTGTAGGTGTTGGCCGTTGGTGCAACCCCACCAACATTGGCTGCGTTAACCAGCACGATGTCGGTGGCCGCAATGTTGCTGTTGACCATCCTAAAACTGACCGATGAGTTGGCCGCAAGGGAGTTTGCTGCCATTGTGATCTGACCACACAGGACGTTGGTGGCAACGTCTGTCGATTTGCTGGTCGTCTGCGTGACCTGTCCACCCGAGCCAGTCACGTATGCCATGCTGTTTTGGTACAGCGATTGGAAAAACATATACCACGAACGGTTCACGCCCCCAGTCGCCTCATCGACGATTGGCACCCGAGATGGTGTGATTGGGACGATGTTAAGCATTGGTCGGACTTATCAAAAGTTCAGCGCCCATGATGGCCACCTTCACAGGGTCCGTGCCGGAGATCTCGTACACACGGTCACGCAGCTTGAGGGTCATGCCCAAACGCCGCCAGAACACGCGCTTGTAGTATTGACCGATCCGGCCCATGCTGGACCACTGCTCACGGGACCATGTGTGCCCACCGTCATCACTGAACCGCAGCATGATCTGAGGGTCATCACCTTGACCAGTCTGAAGGCCAACACCTGACTCGCAATCGAGTTGCAGACTGTGGTGCGCTGTGCGCTTGAGGTTGTTTTGGCCGGTGTCCAGCGCTCTCCATGACCGCAGCCACTTCTGCACCCGGTCGTGGTCGGCATACACATCAAGGTCGAATGCGTACAAGTTGCCGTTCTGGTAATCGCCAACAGTCACGCTGTTGTTGAAGAAGGTTTGGCACTCAGCACGGTGACGGGTAAACGCACCATTGACCCAGCCTGCACGCTCATGCCAGGCTTGAGTGGCCACATCGTAGACCCATGTGGTGTTAGCCGATGGGAAGTTCAGCACGTAGAAGCTGTGGCCGTCTTGCTGGTAGGTGTAGGCCGTGGCGTCCGAAATCGTGTCGTACTGCTGGATTTGCCACTCGACAGCATGGGTGCTGATCCGCACACCAGTGTAGCCGTTGGCTCGGTACACCATGCCAGTACCCCGAGCGTCTTGTCCAAGCCAGAACAGGCCGTTGTCCAGCTTGGCAACAGAGAACGTGGCCGCGCAGCCGATCTCGTTAAACGCGCCTTGGATGCGCTGGAGAGGGAAGTCTGCGTTGCCGGAGTTGTACCAGACCTCGACCGAGTTGGTGCCGAACAACCAGACCTGAGACTGGTTGACGATAGACGACACCAAGTT